GCCGGCACTAAAGTAGATAAAATAAAAGCAGCAAGTTGCTGAACCAAAGGTAGTAAAGCAGCACCAATACTTTCTTTTGCTTCATCAACCGCAATCTGAATTCGCCTGAATTGAGCCTCAGTAGTTTGTGCTTCATTTTCTGCAAAATTTCCAAAGGTCTTAGTAAGGTTTTGGTAAATAAGATCAAAGTCTTTTGATTTAAGTATGTTTTGATCTAGACCTAAGCCCAACCTACCTAATGAAGTTGCATTGCCATCGTATGCTTTACCTAACGCATTGGAAACCGCTTCTAAAGGTTTGCCGGTTGCAGCGGTAATGTCTAAAGCAAGGTTGAGGAGTTCTTGCGCTCTTTCAACATCGTTAGTGGATCTGACTAATCTGGCAAATGCCGGCCTCAACTCATCATCAGTTACACCAATAGCAATAGAAGTTTGGTCAATATAGTTAGCAACTGCTTTAGTTTGAGCAACTGTGGCGTTGGTTGATGCCCTTATTGTTTCCTCAAGTTTTCTTTGAGCAGCCTCATCTTGAGCGGCATTTTTTACGGCTTGAATTGCAAATGCTGTCGCTGCTGCACCAACGGCTGCAAAAGCCAAAGCAGCCTTTTTGCCAAAATCCGTAATTTGATCGGCTGATTTATTTACAACCTTATTTGCATCATCTAAGCCTTTTTTTAAGCCATCAATATCGGCTGCAAGTGCAAGGGTTAAAGTTCTGCTATTACCTGCCATCAGCAAACTCTTTTCTTATATCCAAAATGATTTGTTCAAATTCTTTAATTATAGTTGGTTGCAAGAATCTAATTGTTGGATAAATGAAATATCCTCTTGATCCTGAACCTTTAGGCATTGGCCCACTCCATCTTGGGAATTGCGGATAATTCTTTGAACCAAACTCATGTGCTGCACCAATACCAAGTCGATTGCCTTTTGTATCATTGCGAGTATTGAATTGAGTTGTTGCTCCACCTGAAAACTTTTGAGAAGCAAAACCAAAAGATATTTCACCAAGTACGGATGACTTTTTTACTTTACCGCCTTGGGCAATACGATCAGCAACCTTGCCTCTTGATGCAGCAATTCTGCGAATCTCTGTTAATTCTTTTTGAGCCAGTTCGCCAACCCTGCGCTTGGTTTCTTGAACGGCAATATCACCCATGTTTCGAATTACCTTGGCAAATGAATTTAATTCTCTTTTATCATAGACTATTAGAGGTTCGGTGCTAGTTGCCATTCCGTTTCTCCAATATCTCGATCGCTGTTAAAATGTCCTCTGCTTCAACCCATTCGCTCATTGGTATTTGTGTGGCTATTGCCAACTCAACCAATAATCTACTTAGGCTTCCTGCTGGGTGGCTTTTGGGTCTGCATCACCGACAATTACATCGGCAACAGTTTCCATCCAAATATCCATTGGCTTGATGGGTTTGGCTGCACCAAGTTCTCGCTTATGTGCATGATAAGCAAGAAACATAAGATCCCAAACGCCCAACTTCTCGGATGCTTGACCAATGGTGTGTCCTGTCTGCTTTTCCCATTTTGCCCACTCAGGCGGTTGGGCTACATAAGTGGCTTGCTCGCCTGAGTTGTATTCAATTGTTATATTTAGTTTCATTTTGCTCCCGATTTCTTATTAACTAAATGATTCTGCTGGTTGTCCAATAACTTGGAAACTCAAATCAAGAGTTTGTGCATCTGGTGCTGTTCCACCGGCTGATGGAAAGTTAGGCAGAATTTGGAAAGTAAATGCTGCACCTGTTGCTGCTGTGAATACTGTTGAAATGCCTGTGTTTGGTGCGCTCTCAGCAACTCCCCAAAGGATCTCACAAAGTGATCCAGTAGCACCCCAATCAGCAAGCATACTGATATTGAATGTCCAGTTGTCATCGATAACCTTAAATGATGCTCCATCCAAAGTTTCATAGCGAACACGATTTCTCTCGCACTCTAAAGTTGCGGTTGTAACTTGAGCATCGAAATTATTACCGCCAATGGTGAAGGTAATATCTCGACCGGTAATAACTGTCGTAGGCATCTTGCTCCTTAGTTTGTCTGTGTGTAATAGGTTGATACATTTATATCAGAAATCAACATTGTTGATGATCCGATTTGTTGAACTGTTGGTTGTTCAACTGATCCGACAACATACCCCGATGGGATAACTGCCAGAATACTCATTACTAATTGCTCCATATTGTCCAACGATGCTGGGTTGCTGTTGTAAGCAACTATGGCTGTGATTGTCATATTGACTTTACATCTAACAGATGACTTGCCAATTGTTTCAATTTCAAGATACGGCGATGAAGGCACGAAAACGACTGCTGGTGGATAAACGGATTCTGGAACATAACTATAAACGCTACCAGTAACGCTTCCTAAAGCGGTTGCTAATGGTGTGCGAACTGATGAAAGAATTGTTGATGCTGGCATTTATTGAGCCATGCTTTCAACATCTATGTAAGCACCTAATAAACCAACGCATCTATTGAATAAACTTCGGCCAAGACGGAAAGGAGTTGCGCTAAAATCAACACCTTCTATTTGTCCTCCGGCTGCAATTCTTGATTGAAAGACTTCGACTGAAACGGCAAAGACTGCTGATCGAACAGGCTGGACTCCAACATAAGTTGATGCGCCAGAAAGGGTAGCAGTTCCGGATGGGATGACATTAGCCTCGAGTAGATCGGCATTAGTGATCGATGCTGAAAAGGTATATTGTCCAAGATTGTCTGCCAGCACAACTCTTGTTCCGTTATATGGACTTCCGCATCCTGCGATGACAACTGATTGTCCTTGGGTAAATTCATGAATTCCTAGTGTAGTGAAAGTGGCGACATTATCTGTCAGCGACACTTTTTCGATTGGGCTTTTGAATGTAACTAACATTGGAAGGATTATGCCTTCACTTGTGTCTATAATGCCATTCAAATAATTATCATCATATAAGGCTGATGACACACCAAGGATAGATCGCAACTCGGTGGCTGTAATTATGCTTGGCATGTCATCTCCTTACTCCCATTAATGGATGCCTAGGATCGGGAGCAACCCTAGGCACTCAGTTAAATTACGCTATGTCTAGTTTGCGGAATGCTGTTGGGTAGCGATTAACTACTGCAACATAACCATACAAACCAATTTCAACACGGCCGTTTGCAACAATATTGGCACGAATCTCAAAAGTTCCAGATTCATGGAATCGCATTGCTTGTGAAGGATAAACCAAAGCAACCTTTGCGTTGCCTGTGTTACCTGTGTAGTTAGGATCTACAACTAGATCAAGTCCTGCAACTGTTCCATTTGTTGAACCTTGAGTTACTAGACCGGCAGCATTTTGTGGTGCTGCTGCTGCAAATAGTGGTCGCTGTGATCCATCAACTGCGCCAAGAATGTTAGCAAAATCGATATTCACATAACCACCTGAAGGTGCAACTAACAATTTGCTAGGTGTCATTCTCATTACATTGTAAGAATCAGCAATTCCATCTGCAATAGACTTGTAAAGTGTTGCGCCTGTTGAGGAATCTGCGCCGTCTGCTGCAATTTTTGCTGCATAAGCATCAGTCTTTTGTGCGTATGAAGCAGCCAACTCACGGATAAGCAAATCTAGGAAACTTGGATCCGATCTATCAAGAACTTCTTGATTGATAACATTTGCGCCGGCGAACTTGACAATATTATCCTCTTGGAAAGTTACTGCTGTGTCTTGTGAAGCATATTCAACACCTTCAGCAGTTAATCCCATAATCGCCTGAGCACCTAATACAGGAGTGAAAATTTTAAGCCCAGAAGCAGGAAGCGGTGCACGCTCGATGCTATCAATGAACGGACGAGATGAATCGATAACTCCGATAACATCACGCAAATAGTTTGGCGGAACCATACCTGTGTTTTCTGAAACTGTTCCAATTGCTAATGCTGCAAGTAGATCACGAGCATCGTTGTCGCCTTGGATTGCACGAATCTGTGCTGCTGCATATTGTCCTGCTGTAACATTTGTATCAACACGAGGCTTTGTGTACGCCATGTATTGAGCAGTTACAACTGGAGCCTGTGTCGCTTCTACCGCTTCGGTTGCGATAGGAGCCTCAGAAGTAATTTCTGACACTTTGTTCTCCTTTGTTGTTGTTTCCTCAGCGGTTGCTTCGGAATTCTCTGTGGTTTCACTTGCTGCAACTTCAGCCACTCTTGCGCTGTCGATTGCGGGATCTGTTACGAGTGAAACTTCTTGAAGTGTGCTTGATTTGATTCTTAGCACGCCTTCCTCATTTTTCCATTCATTAATTTTTACGCCGACACTAAAACCATCTCTTAAGCCTGTGGCTGCTTCCTCAAGCGCATCATCTGCACGAAAAGTCTTAGCCAAACGAAATGTTGCTTCCAAGCCTGTATCTGTAGCATTAATATCGATTAACTTGCCCAATGGTTTTGTTGTTTGATGCTCAAGTAATAATTTGACAGGCTTTGAAAAATCAATGCTGTCTTTCTCAAATACAGTTAATCCTGCGCTTGTTGAACCTTGCTCATCCCAAGTTACGATCTTGCCTGAGATAGTTCGCTTGTTTGTATCGGCAGCGGTTATTTCTATTGGGAAACTAATTTTCATCGAATTAGATCCTCCTCCTCTTGGATTTGCTCAACGCTCATTGCGCCAATGCGATTTAGGATTTCATAAACTTGCGCACGCTCTAAAGCAGATCCACGCAAGAAATCATCAATGTCAAATCGAGTTTCAATTCCGTTAGGGCAGAAATCGGCTTGAGATAATCTTTGTTCAATTGCAGTTA